ATTTTGCTTATCAGAACTCAGATCCGAAAGCAATGGTTATATCAGGACACTTTTTAATTGAAAATGCGTTAGAAGGAGAATATTGGATTGCAGTTGTGCATTATTTAAGATCTATAACAAAAATGGCCTATGGAGTTACAAGTAATCAAGGGTCACCTCCTCCTTTAGTAAAATTAACAGGATACGGAGATTACGTTTTACCAGATGTGCCTGTTGTAGTTACAAACTTTACAGTTACGTTAGAACCTGATGTTGATTACATGAAAGTACCGATTGGAAAGCAAGGATCGTGGGTACCGATTTCAAGTATAATTTCAGTAACATGTCAACCAATTTACAGTAGACGAAAAGTAGCAAGATTTAGTTTAGATAATTTTGTTAACGGTAGCAGTCTTTACGACGGGGATGGATTTATTTAATGGCTATATACAGTAACGAAAGTCCTTACGCTAACACGGAAATAGTTAATGGACAATATCTAGGATTTTTAAAAATTAGACCAGTTCCTGCGTATGATGATGATATAGTGTATACTATTGAATCTCAATATCGGCATAGGCCAGACTTGTTAGCATATGATCTATACGGCTCAACAAAATTATGGTGGGTGTTTGCCCAACGAAATATGGATACTCTTAAAGATCCTGTTTATGATATGAAAGTTGGGACACAAATTTATTTGCCACAAGGTTCAAGATTAACTGAAACACTAGGAGGATAATTTATGCTACCTTTTAATATTCCAAATTCTGTCAATATTGATGTAAATGGATTAAAAAGTGCCGTCGAAGGTTCGGCAAAGGAAATTAAAGGAGCAATCGCAACTCTTAATAATGGTTTAGGCAATAACATATCACAAGTAGCGTCGAGTTTGCTATCAACTCAACTTAACGGACTTGATACAGGGCTAATGAAAGCGTTGTTCCAACAAGCAACTTCTGCTTATGGAACACCTCCGTTTGCAAACCCCTTAGAAAAATTTGCTACTGTTAATTATGTATTTACATTGTCATGTTTATCAGTTGACGAGTTAAACAGACCTGATTCTACTTATAAATTACGTAGTCCAAAAAATATTATTTGCCGAAGCGGTGGATCTGGACCAATAAAAACACAAACAGCAACAGAACGAGGAAAAGGTGCTGTTGAGTTTTATATTGATGACGTTGAAATAACTTCAGTTATTACACATAGTCGGGGAACTAAACACGCTGATGCTGTTGGCGGCTCATTTAAGATATTTGAACCTTATAGTATGGGAATGTTTCTTGAAACATTACAAGTTGCTGCATTAAAAAGCGGCCACAAGAATTATATACAATCTCCATTTTTGTTAACCTTAGAATTTAAAGGTTGGGACGATAACGGAAATGTAAGTACGGCAACAGGTTCAACAAGACAACTAGCAATTAAGATTGTCGAAAGTGCGTTCAATGTAACTGAGCAAGGAAGTACATATGAAGTTGATTTTATAAAATATAATGATCAAGCATTTGGCGATCAAATACAAGCAGCTAAAACTGATTTAAATTTATCTGGTAACAATGTGCAAGAAGTTTTACAATCTGGTGCTAAGAGTTTAGCAAGTGTATTAAATACAAGACTGGTCAAAGCCCAACAAGCAAAGCAAGTTAATAAAGCAGATCAATACGTAATAATGTTTCCTAATAAACGGAGTAGTGCCGAAGAATCAATATTAGGAAAACCAAGTGATGCTGCTACAGGCGCAACTACTACAGGAAAAACTTCTGAAGGAGAACTAAAAGAAGTTAGCCAAGAAAGAAAACAACAAATTTTTGAAAGTATTGCCGGGATACAAGCAGGCAATGTTCCAGAAAACTTTGACGAAAATCTAAGTAACGTATTAGGAATTGTAATACAACGAGGAGAAGTTGGCGAAGCAATTAGGACATATGCTGAGAATATAGAAAACATTAATACCTTAGGGCAATCGAAGATGGTTAAATCTGCAAATGATTCAGGAGAGGTGCCGCAAGCAGAGCCTAATCTTTGTCAATTAAAAAACGGTGTAGTTTGTAGATCTAAAGTACAAATACCTTCTACTGCTAGATCCTACCAATTTAAAGCAGGTACAAAGATACAAGATATAATTGAACAAGTATTATTAGCTAGTGATTGGGGTAGAAAAATAACTGAGAGGCTTGACTCTCCTGACGCTAATAATATGGTAGATTGGTTTAAAATTGAAACACAAGTGTTTGAACAAACAGATGCAAAAACAGTTAATGCTACAGGACAAAATCCAAAAGTTTACGTTTTTCGAGTAGTTCCGTTTAAAGTAAATGCTTCTCGATTTGCTTCTCCTAGTAAACCAACACCTGGCATAACTAGTTTACGGTCACAAGCCGCAAAGGAATATAATTATATCTATACAGGAAAAAATAAAGATATAATAGATTTTGACATACAATTTGATGCTGCATTTTTTGTAGGTATTGGAGCACAGCGCGGCCAAGCATCAAAAGACAGCAAAACTTCTACACAAAACTCTAAGGTAGCATCGGACTCAGAAACAGCCAATGTTTCTAATGCAGGCGACCAAGATACATATTCAAGTTCGGGTACGGTACCGGCTAACGAAATTGCTCAAAAATCAGCTTCTCAAGTCGGCGGCGGACAAGAATGGAGCGAAACACAAGTTGCCCGTGCGTTTAATGAAGCGTTATTAGATAGCCAGGCAGACTTAGTAGAGGTCGAATTAAAAATTTGGGGAGATCCGTTTTGGATAACTGATAGTGGTACTGGAAATTATACAGCTAAACCAACTGCGTTTATTAATATGACTCAGGACGGTAGTGTAGATTATCAAAGTTCAGAAGTTGATGTATTATTAAACTTTAGAACACCGTTTGATATTGATGATAGCGGATGGATGGATTTTGGAGGAGTTAGTGCGCCCACTAGAGCCTTTAGTGGCCTTTACCAGTGTGTTCAAGTTGAAAGTAGTTTTTCTAGTGGAAAGTTTGAGCAAACACTTACATTAATTAGACGAAGAAATCAAGAAGCTGACATTAAAAAAGCTGCATCAAAGGCGGGCAACGCATTAATTGCCAATGGTAGAACAGAAAATAAAATTGATAATACCACAAACGGCTTAAGGATCACATAATGGCAACTGAAACAAGAACAAATAAAGAACAATTTAACGGACCTGGCCCGTACCTAGCAAAGATAGTTAGCCATATTGACACAAAGTATATGGGTGGATTAGAAGTTGAACTTTTAAAAATAGTTGAAGAAGGCAATAATACATTAACAACTGGCCAAACTGCTCAGGTAAAATATTTACCAGGATTTTACGGAGTAACTCCGTACGGCGGGACTAGTGATAATGAAGGATACGATCACACACAAAAAAGTTACGGAATGTGGGCAGTTCCTCCAGACATTGGAAATATAGTATTAGTAATGTTTATTGAAGGCAATCGTTCCCAGGGGTTCTGGCTAGGAGTTGTACCTGATGAATATATGAATTTTATGATTCCGGGCAACGCCGCAACTACATATAATGATAAAGATAAAACAAAGAATCTACCAGTTGGTGAATACAATAAAAAATCACCAAAACATAAGGGTGGCGATCCTACACAGTTTATTAAACCAGTTAATACTGACTTACATTCGATATTAACTAATTCAGGACTAATTGGAGATAACTTTAGAGGAGTTTCGTCATCTAGTGCAAGAAGAGAAGTGCCTAGCATGGTATTTGGTTGGAACACTCCTGGACCGTATGATCGTCGAAAAGGCGCACCAAAATTTAATTACGGTAACATAGGCAGTCAAACACAAGTAGCTTCTAGTAGACTAGGCGGATCTTCGTTTGTTATGGATGACGGTGATGCTTCGTTTTTACGTAAAGGATCAGCTTCTTCTTCAAAGTCAGACTATGCTGCTGTAGAAAAACAAGAAAAGGGCGGCGACCCTACTATACCACAAAACGAATTAATTCGTTTACGCACAAGAACCGGACATCAAATATTATTACACAATTCAGAAGATTTAATTTATATAGGAAATGCAAAAGGAACAACTTGGATTGAATTAACATCTAACGGAAAAATTGACATTTATGCAAAGGATAGTGTAAGTGTGCATACGGAAAATGATTATAATGTAACTGCTGACAGAGACATAAATTTTACTGCCGCTAGGGACATAAACTTTACAGCTGGTATTGATATTAGACAAAATGCTGGAAAAGATTTTGATTTAAAAGCAGGTAATGATATTAGACAAACTTGTGAACTTGATTGGCAAATTAATGCGGGGCAAGATGGAAAGATCACAGTAGCAAAATCACTTAATCTTAAAAGTAAGCACCATCTTGAAACAGCAGATAAAATTGATATGAACGGTCCAGCTGCTGCAACAGCCGCAACAGCCGAAACAGCAAACTTACCATTTAGATCTCCACAAGCTGAACCGTGGGCAGGGCATGAAAATTATGATCCGTTACAACATACCCCCGGAAAGACAGACAATATAGGAAGTAACAGTAGTACTGATGTTGCAAAAGGTGGCGATAACAAGACTTTAAATATAGTACAACCAACAGGTACAACATCAACAACAGTGGCAGAAACAGCTAAAGCAATAGAAGATAAAAATGCTGCAGACGATACTATGAAGAAAGATTGTAAAATAGAGGATTGGACATAAGCTGATGGAACAGGAGCAGGATAATGCCAGAAGTAACTAGAGTAGACTTAGACCTACATATTGGGCATGCAAGTCCTTCACCAAGTCCGTTTCATCAAACGGCGTATGCTGTAGGATCTCCTAATGTATATGCCAACAACGCAAAAGTTGTTCGTATTGGTGATACTACTTACTGTGGCGACCCTGCAACAGCAGGTAGCGGAACTGTATTTGTAAACAATATAGCAATTCATAGAAAGGGCGATGCAACCGGCGGACACGCTAGTTGGGTTCCTAATGCATCAAGTTCTGGCAGTCTGGACGTAATTGCAGGTGATTAAAAATAGGGTAAATACGTTATGAGCACACTAGAGAAAAAAATATATTCAGAGATCATAGTTCCTGGTAATAAAAGAACAGAAACAGTTAATACTAAAACAACTTACCGCGGACTTAGTACAGTTAATCCTGACAATAATTCCTATAGATTATTTGATATTGCATTAATTAAGCAAGATTTAATTAATCATTTTCATATTCGTCAAGGCGAAAAATTAAGTAATCCTGAATTTGGCACAATTATATGGGACGCAATTTTTGAACCACTAACAGATTCAATGAGAGATGCAATTTCAAATAATGTTACTCAAATTATTAATAACGATCCGCGAACTAATGTTGATAGTATACTAATTGATCAGTACGAAAAAGGAATACAAGTAGAATGCACTATAACATATCTTCCGTTTAATATTTCAGAAACGTTGCGTATGAGATTCGATGAAGATGCCGGCTTTTTAAAGACGTAGAATTATATACGCACTTAACAATATGCCATAAATAGTTATAACTAAGGAATGAAGAATGTCAACAACAGATAGACAAAATAGGTTATTGTTAGCAGAGGACTGGAAACGGGTTTATCAGTCATTTCGTAATGCAGATTTTCAGAGCTATGACTTTGACAATCTTCGCCGTACAATGATTAATTATCTTCGGGAAAATTATCCTGAAGATTTTAACGATTATATTGAATCAAGTGAATACTTAG